GGCTCTGTAATCTCGAACGTAGCGCTGTACGTTACGTTGTCTTCAGTTCCTCCGCTGACCTCCATCGAGGTGCAGAAACCATTGCAGGTGTAATTGTAGTCGTCACTGGCGTCATCGAAACCGAATACCAATGCTACACTAGCGCGGCCATCCAAGGTGGTGAACAATGTACCGCCAGCACCGCCGGAGCCGTCGTCGTCTACAAGTCCGCTCACGCTGATGGTGCCGGACCGCACACCTTCCAACAGCTCACGGTATCCCGCGCTGTCTTTGGTGGTAATGTCGCGCGTCTCCATGTTGATGGAAATGCTGCCTTCTGTCTGATCGGGCAGCGCCGTGCCGCCAACCTTCAACAGGAATACTGTGCCGTTAAGAATGGCCATTACTTCTTTTCTTTTGTGTTGTTCGCGATGATAGCATTCACAAGCAAATCGAGGTACGTAAATACCCGATCGTCTTTAATGCTTGGCGTGAGGTTAACTACAACCTTGGCGAACACCATGAAGGCTAGTAACAGCTCTGCCCAATTTTCGAGGAAGAATTCCATGCGTACAATTTAGATAGAATCACCGAACCAACCGGCCGCTTCCGCTTCCTCTTGTGTCAAGATTTCAGAGTCCGACGGCATGAGATACTGGAACATCACCACAGGTGTAGTGGAGATGTAATACGTCATGGCGTCGCGTTCCTCCTGCGTCAGCTGTGGGAAGAGAGCGATGAGCGCATGAAGGTCGCGCGCTGGGTGTACCGGTATCGACAGATCAGTGTCACCCACGCAAGCCCATTGCCCAGTGTCTGGGTGCTGGATGGTGGCCAAAAGCATCGTAGTGGTGCGGCCTTCCTCGTGGAGGTGCTTGGGTAGCTTCAGGTTGTACAGCTCGCGGCTGATGCCTTTGGCGCGTTGCTCGCTGGTGAGGTTCAGGCGCGCGGTGACTGGGAGGTATACGGTAGCCATTAGTAAATGCTAAAGTAGTTGTTGATGTCAGTCTCAATGCCGCTGCGGTTGCCCGCATTGTCTTCATCGCTTGGCCAAAAAATCATCTCTTGAACTCCACCGCGCCAACCGGCTTGGGTTGCGCCAGCTGCATAGAGAATTGTATTTATTTCAGGTGATGCCGACAAACTGCCAGTCGTTAATGCTCCACCATCTACACCAATACCCACTGTAGTACCTGACCAATTTAACCAGTGCAATTGCTGGGTATCAAGTGGTACAATAAATGATACCGTTCGGCCACCTGTCACATGATAAAACCACGTATTGCTGTTTTGATATAACGCCGAATAGTTAAAATTCGTACTGCGACCAAAAGAAGCAGAGTCGCGTGCGCTTTGTTGGCTGACGTGAATGGCACTGTATGCGCTCGGCGTAATAGATGAGGTAAGGTCAAACCTGTCTAAATCGCATACTAGCTCCGGTTTTCCGTTGTTTGTGTTTACCGTAGTGCCGTTGTATATCTGCGGCTGGAAGCTTCCCGTGCTTTGCGTGGCGTTGTTGCTGTTGCCGCTTTGGTCGTACCAGGTAACGACGTAGCCGTTAGCGCTGCCGCAATGCGTGGCAATTGAAGCGGTGTCTAAGTCGCCGTTACTGTCGAATCCAATGTCGGTCTCGGTATCGCCGCTATCCTCACGGATGCGCATAGCGTTGCCCGTGTAGTCCTTGTCTAACAACCTCACGCTGTACGCCGCCGCCGCACCGCTGTAGGTGTCCAGCAGTTTGTCAGGCGTGGCGCTCACAAGCGTTCTAATGCAAACTATGCTGACGTTGCCTGTGCTGCCTTGCATAAACGCATCAATGACAGCTTGCACCGTAGCGCGGGCTGTATCGTCATACGGTCCGAGCGGATACACCTGGAACTGACTGAGCGAAGTGGGGAAGCTGGTGCTTGAGATGTACAGCGTTCGGCGTACCGTATTGCCACTAACAGTGTCATCGTCCCAGTCTGGCACATAGCCACCGCCCAAAGCTGTGTTGATGCCTTCAAAGTATTCGACGACATGCCCAGCGGTCTCCAATGCCGTCTTGGTCGCTACCGCTTGGCTGTGCTGGGCGTTGGCAAAGAATGGTGAGTTGTTGTTAGTGGTCTGCGCCTGCGCACGGCTAACGGCAAGCGTCAGGTCTTCCGTCTGGTATCCAAACCAACTCAAGAAGATGATGAGGTCTGCTGAACCAACATTGCCGTCCTGGTCGAAGTCGCCCACAAGACCATTGGCGAAGTACACGCCTGTCACGTTCTGATCGTCACCGATAGCGCTGGCCAACATCTGCAAGGCGTCCAGCGTGGCGGTGCCTGCGCTGTGCGTGATGCTCTCTACCGGAAATTCAAGTATGCTGGTTTCCGCACTGTTGCCACCGTCATCCTCGCGCACGATCAGTGTCCCACCGCCACCGCTTTGTATCGTAGCGGTATTGCCTACGATGGTTACGGTACCATTGGAAAACACCAGCTTGTTTACCGCACCCGTGGGTGTGCCGTCCACCTCTTCGACGGTGAAGGTGTTACCTGGAAACTGTGATACGACTTGAGCGGTACCCGTGCGCTGTATCCGTACATCGTAGGTCTGCTCCAATACATACACCCGTTGGTCGGGGTCGAACTGTATGTCGGAAGTATCGAAGTCGATAGACTGCACTTCCACGCCGCTTACCGTTCCGCTCACGCGATCTAGCGCACCGCGTACAGCGATGCCCAGATTCATGCCGCTTTCGTAGTCGTCGCTTACGCAGTACAACTCTACGCGGGCGGTGTCCAGCTTGGACGTGGCGTTCTTCGTGGCGCTGGGCGTGGTGTCCGTTACCGTATAGACGATAAACGGCGTGTCAATATCCTGCTGTGCCAGCTCCGGGTAGATGCGGTCCGCGCAGATAGCGCCTACGTCAGCGCTGTCCTTGAGAAGCTTGTATATCGCTTTGCCTGTTTCCATTACTGTCGCTTCATAAAGTCATCGAACGCTGTGCTGTACAACTGCGTCAGCTTGAACATCATTTGTTGAAACACTGCCGGAGTCATAGCACGCTCATAAAAGTTACGGTTGGGACCGTTGTACGATCCAGGACCGCCCATGTGCTGAGGTAAATCACCCTCGTGGATCATGTGCGCGAAATAGCCATCGTTGCGAATGGTTCCCGCGCCAGGCCCAGTCTTTTCAATTATGCCAGACCTTGGGCCAACCATAACACTGGTTTTGCTGCCTTTCGCGTCAAAGGTTTTAATAGACCTTTTCAGTGTACCCGACTGGATGTCGTAGTTGGGGCCTTGCTTGCCGCCGAGCTTACCCGATCGCCGCACTTTAATTGTCGTGGGGTGATTGGTAATCTGTCTTCTAATGGCTTTACGTGCAATCGCTGCCACCTTCTTATGGATGCCTTTAACCTTGCGCCGGTCTTTACTGTGGCCCCACTTTTCGATTTGATCCAATTGGTGCATCAACTGGTCGAATCCTTCAAGCCCGCGCGGGTTGACGAAGTGGGTGCCGCTCATCGCGTCGCGGCCTGAGAATCTACCTGCCATCCGTTCCTTTCTCTTTGCAGAAGATGCGCAGGCCGTCACGTCTGCCAATCTCTTCAAATCCTAGTATCTCGTATTCCCGCGACTCGAATACTATCTCGTCATCTTGGCTGATGCTTAAACCCGCTACGTCGTCGGTGGGGTTGGGATGCCGAACCACAAACGTTACCGAGCGCTGCGGGAAGATTTGGTATGCCTTCATACTTTCTCCGGCACTGCCAGCGTAGATGACCTCCGCCCACATAGCTGTGTCGGTGGTAGCGCTTACCGTAGGCTGTCCATAGTCGTCTTGGGTCAGCGTCTCCGCGCGGTGGGTGATATACCTGTCTCTACGTCCTGCGTTCTTCATGGCTGGTAGATGATGCGGAACGGATTAAGCAGCGCTTCCAATCCAAACTTGAGACGGGTGGTGATGGTACCCGTCACTTCCTCCTGGCGATTCTCGTACATGTGGGCTACAAGAAGCCGAATGGCGTGGACGACGGGTGCGGGCATAGTCGTATAGCCAGCGGTGAACGTAACCACCACAGGCGTCAAGGCGTAGTCGTAGGTGGTGGGGTAGTCGCGGAAGGCGATGCGCGCAGGCTGGCTGACCTCATCAGTGTACCATAGCGTGGTACCCAATGTAGTGAGGTCGGTAGCGTAGTCCTTGTCTGCTGTCGTTTGGTACTTGACCTCGCTGATAGCGGTGACGGGTCCAATGGGGAAGTACGCCGGGCGCCAGTCGGTGAGATACCCACGCGCCGTATAGCTACCTAGTTTGATGTTGCAATGCTCTTCCACCCAGCTGATCGCCGCGGAACGCAAAGCACCAATCAATGTATCCTCTTGCGTATGGGTTACGCGCAGATGCGACTTGAGATCGGCCACGGTAATGATAGTGTCCTGATCTACCGCGGCTCCTGTAATCTCTACTTGCATGGCTTAAAAATAAGAAAGGCCGACGCAGTGCCGGCCTTTCTTGTTATTGTGAAGCCTAGTATCAGGCCGTGTTGTCGTGGAACGTGTAAGCGGCGGCGCCGTGAAGCACAGCGGCGTCAGCATAGCGGTGGATGCTGATACGTACCTGGTGGTTCAGGTCCAGCGTGTACGGGTTCACCACAATGTCGATACCACCAAACAGACCGAGAACGGCAGCTTGGTTGGCGTCCATCATAATGCATGAACCTTCTGCCGCTACGCCGTTGGCGGGAAGGAGGTCCGTAACGTAGTACGGGTAACCCAAACAGCTCAACTGACCGATGTTGTTACGGTTGATAGCGGCATCAACATTCGATACAACAGCGTCAGCACCAAGCAAAGCGTGTGCCACGCTATCAACGATGATTTGAACGTTGGTCAGATCAACGCCACTAGCAGCCAAAGAAGCCTCGCCAGCAAGCAAAGCGGCGGCGCTTACAGCGGCGTCACTGTCACCGTCTCCGGTACCAATGATGGTATCAAACACCAGCTTGTCAATCTCGCGGTTCATCTGCGTCACCATGTCCTGCGTAATCAAAGCCTCGACAGCGGGTCCGCCTTGTAACATCAGTTGCTCGGTGACGGTGACGTATGCACCGTAACGCTGTGGGGCAAGGTCACTGCTTCCGATAGCCGTTCCAGCGTCAGCGGCGATGGCTGCACCTTCTGCCGGGTTGCTGATAGAGGAAGCGGTACCGACGACAGGCACTTTAACGTTACCGGTCAAACCGTTCAACACACGTCCGCCCATCTGCTGGAAGCGGGTAGGAGCGGCGAGAGCGGCAACACCAGCGGCGACGTTCTCAGGAACGAAACCAGGAGAGTTAACCAAAGCAGATCCGGCACCAAATTCACCAGCGTCACCCAAGGCACGGAGAGCAGATGCAGGAATGGACAGCTGTCCTTTCATCATCATGTTCGTACCGCGCACCTCGCGCATAGCTTCTTCAGTGAACTCAGCAGCCACACCCGTCGGGCGCTTGCCTTGAGCCAAAGCAGATACCGCACCGGCCAAGTCGAAACGCTTGGTCATGTTGCGCAGCTCCTTGCTGTGTGAACCGGAAGCCTCGCCAGCCAATACCGCGCTCTCTGCAATCTTTGCATCCTCGCGCTTTACTTTCAGCTGGACATCAACTTTGCGAATCTCTTTCGCAAGGCGCTCCATCTCCGTCACGTCAGTATCGGACAAATCACGCTCTTCTAATTCAGCGGCCTTTTTTACGTCTTCGCGCTGATCGACGTACTGCTGACGAAGTGCCTGCAGGTCTTTAATGGGAAGGTCAGTCATTTTCTTCTTCTTTCTCTTCGGCGCGCGCAAAAACAGAGGCGGCCTGGTATGCTGGGTAAGTTACTGGACTTACGTCAATCAACTGCGACACTTTGTCAATTACCCGCACGTCGGATTCATCCCGCGATTCCTCGCCAATCATGAAGGCGAATGAGCTTTGGTTGATGTCTCCGCGCTTGATCATCTCGTACAGGTCTTTGCCGGCCTGAGTGTTGCTCAACACCGCACGGTAATGCAATCCGGTATCATCTTGCTTCAGCTCCAACGTGCCGTTGGTGGTACGTGCCAGCGGTACGCCATCGTGGTTGATAAGCAAGCGCACATCGTCATCAAGTACATCGCTAAACGCGCCTGGTGCTATGCGCTCCTTGAATGGTCCGATGTCGGTCACACTGTCAAACACCGCGGCGTATCCTTCGACGATCATTTCGTCTTCCGATTCCGCGGCGCGCATCTCAGCTTGACGGTACTGGACGCCATTGTTTGCCGCCTTCTCCATCTTCCGTTCTGCTACACCAGAGATAAACTTCCGCACCTCAGCAATGCGTTCCTTGTCCGTGCCGGGTGTATTGGTGTAGATGGCCACCAGTTGCATGTATGTGGCTTTCTCGGTGCGGCGGCTGATGTTGTGTAGCGCGCGCTTTACGTAGTTCTCCAAATGTGTGTCGTCCATTTTCTTTTCATTCATTTCGTTGACTTTGCCTCGCGCCCAACGGAGCATCGCTTGAGATTTTGTCGGAGTAGTCGCCCATCCGGTCAAGAGCGATCTGATTGACTTGAACCAAATGTACATCGGCGCCAGCGGCTGGGTTTAATTC